AATCGCAGAGGGCATAGAACGGCAGCCGCCCGGCCTTATGGGTGAGACATGGCAACAATCCCCATCTCTCAACATAGAGGCTATGAAACATGGCAAACAATTTCAGCAAAGAAGAGCAAATCGCCTTCGAGAAGATCCTTGAAGGCTTTGAGGATGCACTGGTTCTTTCCCGCAATGTGGCGATCTACAACACCGATCAGGTGATGATGGAGCGCACAAACAACATCATCTGGCGCCCGCAGCCGTATATCGCTACCAGCTATCCCGGCACCGATATGACTGCCAACTTCGATGATTACACGCAGTTGACCGTCCCGGCCACGATTGGCTTTCAGCGTTCCGTGCCATGGGTGATGACCGGCACTGAATTGCGCGATGCCTTGCAGGAGCAACGCCTGGGCGATGCGGCCAAGCAAAAGCTGGCGTCGGACATCAACGTGGCGATCATGAACGTGGCGGCGCTGCAAGGTACGCTGTTTGTGAAGCGCACGGTTGCCGCGTCCGGCTTTGATGACGTGGCGCAGTGCGAAGCCATCATGAACGAGCAAGGCGTGATGATGGAGGACCGCTATCTGGCGCTTTCCACGCGCGATTACAACGGCATGGCGAGCAACCTTCAGGCCGTGACGCGTTCCTTCGGCAACCAAACCAGCGATAACGCGCTGCGCCGCGCCCTTGTCGGCACGGTGGCCAGCTTTGACACCTACAAGCTGGACTATGCCCTTCGCAAGACTGCCGCCGCTGGTGGCGCGGGCTTGACGATCAACACGACCGTTGCGGGCGCGCAGTTCTATGTCCCGAAGGCTACTGCCGTCGCGGCGACTGGCGAAACCAGCAATGTTGATAACCGCTTCCAAACTGTCACAATCTCCAGCACGACAAGCGTAGCGCCCGGCGATGCCTTTACTATCGCGGGCATTGAAGCGGTGCATCACATCACGAAGCAAAGCACGGGGGTTCTTAAAACCTTCCGCGTAATCAGCGTGCCAAGCGCGACGACGCTGGTGATTTCTCCGCCGCTTATCACGGCGCAGGGCGGCACGGATGCGGAAGTGCAGTATCAGAATTGCGTGGCTGCCAGTGTTTCGACCACTGCCGCCATTGTGTTCTTGAATACCGTGACCAACTTCATGAATCCCTTCTGGCACAAGGATAGCTTGGAAATCCTGCCGGGACGTCTGGCGATCCCGAGCGATGCCGGCGCCGCTGTCATGCGGGCTTCGACTGACCAAGGCATCGAATTGGTCATGTCCAAGCAGTATGACATCAACACGCAAAAGACCAAGTATCGCCTTGATACTCTCTATGGCGTGGTGAACAAGCAGCCGCAGATGAGCGGCATCATCATGTTTTCGCAGACCTGATAAAAGCAGAAGGAGATCAAGAGCATGTCAAGTTTCGTTCTGCCGCAGGGCAATTCTGGCGACATTACTATCCCGGCGGGTGAAAGCATCGCCGTATTTTGCCAGGGTTCGGCGCAAGTCAGTCGCAAGATTGGCTTCCCGAATTACCCGGACCAAGTGACGCTTATCGGCACCGTGAATAACGGCCAAACCGTGTTTGGCCCGTATGCTTCCGGCGCCACAATCATTGTTGAAGCCTCCGGTGGCGTGACTGCCCTTTATGAGGTGGGCACTGATCCGGTAGTTCAGCAAACCCGGCTAAATGTTCAGGTGCAGGTGACGCCTGCCGTGATTGCTGATGGTGGTTCCATGGCTTTCACGGCTGCCAATCTGCTGACCGGGCTGGTGACTGCTACCCCAACAACGGGCCGAAGCATTCAGCTTCCGACCGGCGCCGCAATGGACTTGGCGACTGGTATCGAGATCAACGAATCGTTTGATTGGTCGTTGATCACGCTTGCGGCTTTCGCGCTTACCGTGACGGCGGGCGCTTCCGGTCACACGATTGTCGGCGCGGCTGCTACTGCGGCGACTTCCGGCTCTGCCGCGCGCTGGCGGACCCGCAAGACGGCGGCTGATACCTTCGTCAGTTATCGCATTGCATAATGACTGGGGCGGGCTTCACAGCCCGCCCCAACTTCTTGCAGGAGGCTTTTATGCCGTTGAAGAAGGGTTATTCCAAGGCTTCCATTTCCAGCAATATCAGCAAGGAAATGAAGGCTGGCAAACCGCAAAAGCAGGCGGTGGCCATTTCTTTGAATACCGCCCGCACGGCTGCGATGAAGGCTGGAAAACCCGGTAAAGCGCCGAAAGGTGCAAAATGAGACTTCTTCCAACTATTCTTTACCGTGTGCCTGGCGCGCATTTTGGCCCGCCTGGTGTTACCTATGATTACCTCGGCGTTAACACGCAGGAGGCGCTAGAGGCCGCTTTGGCTGATGGATGGCATGAAACCCTTGTCGCCGCGATGGCGCCGCCTGTAGCCGCGCCAGAACCCGCGCCCGTGCCATCTGATGATGCGCCCGTGACGCGCGAAGAATTGGAACAGAAGGCCGAAGAGCTTGGCATCAAGGTGGATGGCCGGTGGTCAGATAAGCGATTGATTTCCGAGATTGATGCCAAGATCGAAGCCAAGATGGCGGCGCCGGAATGAGCTACACCAAGCGTCAACTTATCGAAGCCGCATTTGAGGAGGTTGGGCTTGCGGCCTATACCTTTGACCTCACGCCGGAACAAATGCAATCGGCAATGCGGCGCATGGATAGCATGGTGGCGACTTGGAACAGCAAGGGCATTCGGATTGCCTATCCGTTGCCGCGTAATCCAGAGGATAGCAGCCTAGATGAAGAGACTAGCATTCCAGATCGCGCGGTTGAAGCTATCGTTTCAAATTTGGCGCTTAGGCTTGCGCCTTCGTATGGCAAAGCCGTGGCGCCGGAAGTGAAGACATCTGCCCGGCAAGCCTATGAAATCCTTTTGGCGCGGGCTGCAATGCCATCGGAAATGCAATTCCCCAGCACCATGCCGGCAGGCGCTGGAAATAGGCCATATGTTTCAGATGATCCTTTCATGTCAGAGCCTCAATCTCCCGTATTGGTAGGGCCAGACGGCCCGCTTGAACCTTAGCAGGATGGAACGCCATGCCCACGATTAACCAGCTTTCCGCCCTGAATAGCCTGAGCGCTGGCGACAATATCCTTGTTTATGCGCCTGGTGAAGGAGATACGCGCCGCGCGAGCCTGACCACGCTGCTTTCGTTTATTGAGGCGAATTTCGCTAATCCAGATTACACCACGCAGATCAGCGCGCCGACTTCCAGCGGGTTCAATTTGCAACTTGGCGCGCAAACAGAAAGCCTTTTTCTGATCATCAATCCGACTGGCGCCTTTGCGGCTGGCACCATTACCTTGCCGGCGGTTGCTTCATGTTATGATGGACAGGAAATCCTTGTTGCGTGTTCTCAAGTGGTTTCGACCCTGACCATTTTGGGGAATGGCGCGACGATAATTGGCGCGCCGGGCGCGCTTTCGGCTGGCGGGTTTTTTACCATCCGCTTTAACCGACTGCAATTAAGTTGGTATACGTTGAGCGCTAATCAGGCATCATCCTTTGCCAACATCACCGTCACTTCTGCTATCAATGATGTGAATGGCAATGAATTGCTGAAATTGAATGCGGCAGCTTTGGCGGTAAATGAATTGACGCTTGCCAATGCGGCGGCTGGTAATGCGCCAACACTTAGCGCAACCGGAAATGACACCAATATCGGCCTAAACCTTGTGCCAAAAGGAACGGGCACGGTGCAGGCGAATGGCTTGCCTCTGGTGACAACGACGGGCGCGCAAACACTGACGAACAAGACACTGACGGCGCCTGTGATCAGCACGATCAGTAACACGGGCACTCTGACGCTTCCTACCTCTACTGATACGCTGGTTGGGCGCGCGACAATTGATACGTTGAGCAACAAGACGCTGACGGCGCCGGTTATGACCGCGCCAGTGCTTGGAACGCCTGCCAGTGGCACGCTTTCAAATTGCACTGGCCTTCCGATTTCAACCGGCGTCAGTGGAATGAATGCCAATGCGGTAGCTTTTTTGGCGACACCTTCCAGCGCAAATTTGGCAACGTTGCTGACCGATGAAACGGGCAGCGGGCCCAATGTGTTTGGCACCGCTCCAACAATTACCGGCTTGCGCCGCGCCGCGCCTGTAACCAAAACGGCAGATTTCACGCTTGCCGATGGTGAAGATTACATCATCAACAACAAGCCTGCCGCCGCTTGCGTGGTGACGCTTCCTGCTGCTGCCAGTTATACGGGTCGCGTGGTGGTGATGAAAACCGTTCAAGCTTTTGCCATCAATAGCGCATCTTCCAATGTCGTGCCCCTTGCAGGGGGCGCGGCTGGTACGGCTATCGTATCTGGTACGGCGGGCAATTGGGCCGAATTGGTTTCCGATGGGTCCAATTGGGTTATCATGAAGGCATAAGGAAAACGACATGGCACTGATTGAAACATTCCAGCCGGCCTATACGCAAGGCGTATTGGTTTCGCCTGGCGCTGCGAGCGCATCATCGACGATTGGTCGGGGCAGCAAGAGCATCGTTCTAAGCAATGTGGGTTCTGTTTTGGTTTATGTCCGCGTAGGTTTTGCTGGAATTTCGGCAACGACTACTGATTATCCGGTACTTCCTTCCACACAGGTCAGCATTGCCAAGGCACAAGATTTCGATACGGTTGCTTATATTGCGCCCCTTGGCGGCGGAAGTTTGCACATTATTCCAGGTGAAGGCTTCTAGTGTTCAATCGCGCGCGATTTCGGCCTAGGTTTCGTGGCGGTTTAGCTGCCGCGCCTTCCTTGGCCTTTGATTTCAGAAATGACGCGCTTGATCCGCGTATTTCCTTTACACGCGCGTCAAACGGGTGGGAGTTCAACAGCGCGGGCAACCTGACGCAATACGGCACCAATGCGCCGCGCTTTGGGTATGAGCAAAGCACGCTTGCGGCGCGCGGCCTGCTTATGGAAATGGCGCGCACCAATCTTGCGCTTTGGTCGCGCGACCTTACCCAAACCGCATGGGTGAAGACAAACATCACCGCTGCGCTTGATGTAACTGGCATTGATGGTGTGGCCGATACGGCGTCTCGGCTGACTGCCACGGCTGGTAACGGCACGGCGCTGCAAACCATCACGGCGGCAAGCACGAATTACGTCACGTCTTTTTTCGTGCGGCGCATTACGGGTACTGGCACGGTTGAAATAACGCAAAACAACGGCACGACCTGGACGGCCATCACGCTCACCTCCGCGTGGCAGCGGTTTGTCATTCCTGCGGCGACCATCCTAAACCCGGTGATCGGGTTTCGTATTGGCACGAATGGCGATGTTATCGCGGTGGACGTGGCGCAGACGGAGGCTGAGGCGTTCCCAAGCAGTCCGATTATCACCACCAGCGCATCAGTGACGCGCGCCGCCGATAGTGGCACCATGGCGTCAGTTACGCCGTGGTTCAATTCTGCGGAAGGCACTCTTTTTGCCGAGGTGCTGTTTCCATTCGTCCCGGCTTTCAACGGCACGGTGCAAGTTTCGGATTTATTCAGGTTGGACAACGGAACAATTAACCACCACTACAATCTTCGGCTTGTGCGTGAAAGCGCCG